ATTTATATGGGTGCTGGTTTGAGTGGGTATTCTGATGCTATGTTAACAAAATCAATGAGGTTAAATTTGTTTAAAGATTATGAACAAATGGATAGTGATGCTATTGTCGCTTCAGCTCTTGACATTTATGCAGATGAATCAACCATGAAGTCGGAGTATGGTGATGTCTTAACTATTAAAACAGATGATGAAAATATCAAACAAATATTACACAATTTATATTATGATATTGTAAATATTGAATTCAATCTCTGGCCATGGATTCGTAATATGTGTAAATATGGTGATTTCTTTTTAAAACTTGACATTGATGAAAAATACGGAATTACTAACGTAGTACCACTTTCAGTATATGATACTTCACGAGTAGAAGGTTTAGACCCTGAAAATCCAGAGTATGTTAAATATTTAATCGAATCAACAACTGACCAACATAGATATAAAGCTCAAGAATCAGCTACTAAAACTGAGTTGGAAAACTATGAAGTAGCACACTTTAGATTACTTTCAGATTCAAATTACTTACCATATGGTAAATCACAAATTGAAGGTACTCGTAAGATTTGGAAACAATTATCTCTTATGGAAGATGCTATGATGATTCATAGAATTATGAGAGCACCAGAGAAAAGAGTATTTAAATTGGATATTGGTAATATCCCACCATCTGAAGTTGAAAACTTTATGCAGAAGACAATCAGTAAGATGAAGAGAGCACCAGTTGTTGATGAAAATACTGGTGACTACAATCTTAAATACAATATGCAAAACATAACAGAAGATTTCTTCCTACCAGTTCGTGGTGGTGATAGTGGTACAAGTATTGATTCATTACCTGGTTTAACATACGAAGCTACAGAAGACATTGAATATTTAAAAAACAAATTATTATCTTCACTTAGAATACCAAAAGCGTTTTTAGGATTTGAAGACCAAATTGGTTCTAAAGCTACTTTAGCTGCTGAAGATGTAAGATTTGCTAGAACTATTGAAAGAATACAAAGAATTACTGTTAGTGAGTTAACTAAGATTGGTATCGTTCATTTATTCTCTCAAGGTTATCAAGATGCAGATTTAGTAAACTTTGAATTAGAGTTAACAAATCCATCTACGATATATGAACAAGAAAAGATTGAACTTTGGAATAATAAAACATCATTAGCAGAATCAATGTTAAGGGATGGTTTAGTTTCTTCAGAATGGATTTATAAGAATATATTTGGATTTACTGACAAAGAAATAAAAGAAGAAGATGATAATATAGTATTTGATTATAAACAAAAGTTTAGAAGACAACAAATAGAAAATGAAGGTAATGACCCAGCTAAAACTGGTGAATCACAAGGTACACCATCAGATATGGCAATGGGTAGAACAGGTCACGAATTGGATGATAAAGGTGGAGCACCAGAGGGTGGTTTTGAAGGAGCTGGTAGACCAAAAGAACCTAATAAGTATGGTAAAGATAGTGGAACACGTGGTAGAGACCCATTGGGAGCACATGATATGAAGAAAGGTGGTAGTGGAGCACCTAAATATGGTAAACCATTAGCACTATCACACTATGATGCATTGAAAAAATCAATGAATATTACCACTAAAGACACAAAAATTATCACAGAAGTATCTGAACTCGAAGATGAGTATAAGAAAGAGATAACTTCTGTAAACAAAGATAGTTAAAATGAATAATTATTACATAACTTTATATTTATTTATGAATAAGTACAGATAAAATATTGGAGTATTTTGATGGCTCGTAAATTAAAACATTCTAAAATAAAGAATACTAGTATTCTTTTTGAAGTGTTAACAAGACAAATAACTGCAGACGTTTTAGAGGGTAAAGACACCAAGACAGTAAAGCTCGTAAAACATTTTTTTAATGAAAATACGGAGTTGGGTAAAGAACTACAACTATATCGTGTATTATCAGAAAAAACATATCCTTCTGCAGATAAAGCGACACAGTTGTTAGAAACTGTTATTAAATCAAGACAAAGACTTAGTAATTCTAAGCTTCGTAATGAGAAGTTTAATCTCATTAAGGAGATAAAAGAGAATTATAATGTAACTGATTTTATGAATGTTCGTCTTCCTAACTATAAAATCCTAGCTTCTATATATAATATATTTCAAGCTGAATCAACTACAGATAATTTCAATCCAGAGGATGTAGTTAATTCTAAATTTACTGTACTTGAAAATATAGTAGGAAAAAAGACCTCAGTTAAAAATGATAATTTTTTAAGAGAATATAAAGAAAAAGATAAAGATTTACGTTTATTAGCTTACCAAATACTTGTTGATAAGTTTAACACTAAATATAAAACATTAAATGAATCACAAAAAGATTTGTTAAAAAATTATATTAATAACATCTCTAATACAAATTCTTTAAGAGAGTTTGTTGATGTTGAAGTAAATAAAACTAAAAAACAATTACAAAAACACCTACCATTAGTAGATGATAATATAACAAAAATTAAATTATCAGAAGCAATTAAACAAATGGAAACCTTGAAAAAAGGAAAAGTAGTTACTGAAAAACAAGTTTTAAATTTAATGAGATACTATGAACTTGTAAAAGAGGTTAAAAATGTCCACAAGTAGACAAATTGAACTACTAAGAAAAATAGTCAGAGAACTAATTCAACAGGAGTTGGGTGAAGCATCAACGACTGGTAATTTAGATGGTGGTGCAGGGCCTCCAAAAACTCCATACGCTTTTCAAACTAAACCTAAATCTAAAAAAGATAAAGATAAAGAAAAAGCTATAATGAAGGCTATGGGTTATACTAAAGTAAATGAAGGTCGTTATCACGATTGGAGAAATGACGAAACACTATCACCAAAACAAAAAATTGGTATGTCAGTTAGAGAAGTTAGACACGCTTTAGATTCTTTAGATAAAACAATTAAAATGAATGTTCGTCTTAAAAATGAGTTAAACGTGGATTCAAGAAATTATTGGAAAAATACACATAAAGCACTCTCAAAGATTTCAGAAAGATTAGTTAAATTAGCAACTAAAGTAGGAAGTTTAAAATAATGAAACAACTTATAGTCGATTATTTACCATTTCAGATTACACCTGACCAAATTAACGAATCCATTAAAGAGAATAATGGTAAGTTAGTTGTTAAGGGTGTATTACAAAGAGCGGAAGCTAAAAATCAAAATGGTAGAATATATCCTCGTGAAACTCTTATGAGAGAAGCGAAAAAATACGAAAAAGAATTTGTAAACGAAAAACGAGCTATGGGTGAGTTAGACCACCCAGAGAGTTCTGTAGTTAATCTACAAAATGTATCTCATAATATTACCGAGATGCATTGGGAAGGTGATAACCTATTAGGTACTGTAGAAGTTGTTGGTACACCAAGTGGTAATATATTAAAAGAATTATTTAAAGCAGGTATCAAGCTTGGTATTTCTTCTCGTGGTATGGGTTCAGTAGAAACTGTAAACGAAGATGGTGACCAAGTAGTAAAAGTTCAACCTGATTTTGAACTTATAGCGTTTGACTTTGTATCGAATCCATCTACTCATGGAGCGTTTATGTACCCAATGAATGAGTCGGTAGACAAACAACAAGGTAGAACTTGTGGTGAGTATTGTAAGGTTGAATCAATCATTAACGATATAATGAGAGGTTAAATGAGTTTTTTATCTAAATGGAAAGAATATCGTCACGAACTTAATGAGGATAAAATCAATATGGGTTCTGGTGGATATAAAGGTGATTTTGATAGTTTAGAGGACGCTATTAGTAGAGTTGATAGATTACTGAAGAGTTTAACAAAGGAGTTAGCTAAAGATAAAGATGCTAATTACAAACCACAAGTATTAGAATTACAACGTTTATATAAAAGAAGCTTTATTGAATTTAAAATAAAATTAGACCAGTTTAAAAGGAAAAACACGTGATTAAGTTAAAAAAAATACTTAGTGAAAGTGCATGGAATAGAAAGTTTGGAGAACCATTACCAACACTCGAAGATGTGATAGAAAAAAAAGATAGTAGTGTTAATGAAGGGCCACAAGACCAAAGACCAGCTGATAAAGAAGTTCAACGTTTAGTAAAAGCTGAAGGTAAACTTCGTGAGAGGATGTTGAAGTTAGAACAAGTATTTCTTCGTGATGGTAACCCTAATAGTGTAAAATTAAGTAAAGATTTAAAAAAAGTATACAAAGAAACTGTCACAAAGTTTATGAGAGAAATGATTAAAATCAGAAAGAAATTTAAATAGTGCCATCTAGGTCTAAAGCACAACAAAGATTTATGGGATTGGTTCACGCTTATAAAAAGGGTGAGGTTCCAGCAAGTAAAGTGAGTAAAGCAGTAAAGGACGCAGCTAAATCAATGAAGAAGAAGTCAACTAAAGATTTTGCATCTACAAAACATGATGACCTACCAAATAAGGTGAAAGAGTATTTGATGAGTGAGAATCCCGCCGCTAGTGCAGCCGCTGCTATGGTGATGATGAAACTTCAAAACCCATCAACTGGTAAAAAGATAAGTGCAGTTACACCACTTCGTGATAAAGACCATCCCTTACATAAGAAGTCTAAGGGTATATTTCAAAGATTAAAGGATAAGTTTATGAAGAAAAATGAATCCGTAAATGAAGACGGACATACAGATGTAGCTTCAATAGAGAGAAAACTCAAGTTAATAATACAAGACTCAGTAGATACTATTAAAAAACTACGTTCAATGTCCAATGAAGATTCTTTACCAAGTTGGTGGACTGATAAGATTACTTTAGCAAAAGATTATGTTGGTAAGTCTCGTGATTATATTATGAATCCTGCAGAATCCGTAAATGAAGCCACATCTTTAGGAGCTGATATGCTTTTAGGTGGTATAGCAACTGTAATTAAAAAAGCAGGTATGAGACCTAAGACAGCTAAAATGATGGGTGGTGGATTTAAAGTCAGTAAGAGAGATAAGGTTGGATTTAAAATTGAAGTTGAGATTCGTGGTATGGATAAAAAGGAAACATTCCCACTTCAGTTTGAAACTGAAAGAGGTATGTTATACGTAGTGATTAAAAACAAACCAATCAAATTAGGTAAATACACTATGGTTAATCAAGCAGCTCAAAACTTAAAAAAGGTGGGAGCGGCTTTGATTGGTGATAAAGACGTTAAGAGAATAGCATAATGATTAAGTTAATGGACATATTAAATGAACAATCTGTAGAAGTAGGAACCGCTTACGATAATAATGGACAGATAGAATTGGTGATAGATAGATTCTCAAGTGGT